TCAATTAATTGACCATAAGCAGCTAAGACTTTTGTTTTTGTTATCTTAACAAATACTTTTGACTTTTCACTTTCTGTGAATGCCATTTCGTTACCATAGATTCCTCTATAGTTACGATAAGATCTTAACCATCTCTGCTCATCAAACTGACGAGCATTCTCTGAATCAATAAATTTACTTCTGATATAACCTGCTAAATTAGATATATCAAAAGATTCTTTTGGATCTAGAGAATCTTCATCATCTAAAGATAGTATGTCTGCAGGTTTTAGTATTGCCATCTATTCGTTAAATGAGCCTTGTGTATATTTTTTAGATGCAAAACCCTCTAAGCCTTCTTTACCAGCTTTAGCTTCTGCAGCTCCTGATAGTTCACCATGTGCGTATTTCTTTAATAGTTGTGCACTTGGCTTTTCTTTTTTAGGTGCAGCGTCTGCTACGTTAGAGACTTCGCCATGTGTATATTTTTTTAAAATATCCATATTACCTCCTAGTAATCTTTTTCATCAGCCATTGTAAAGAATGACTCTTGAACTTGTTTTTCTTGTTTGCTTGGGAAATCTTCTGTAGAAACATTTGGATCTGCTTCTGCATCTAAGTCGATAGTTTTCATTCTATCTACTTTCTTTGCGTAATCTTGTGGAAGATCTCCTTGTTTGTATTTTGTTAGTACTGGTTGTGGCATTTACCCCTCCTGTATTTTATCTTTTAAATAATCTAATAGTTTTGGATTATCAACAAAGATAGTTGTTAAACCATTTGATAATGTAGTTGCAATCGTTTCTTCTACTTTATCATCTAGTTCTATATTCCACTGATAAACAATTGCGTGTATCAGTTCGTGTAAAAGAGTGTTAACATGTGCTACACCTTTTTCGTATTTGGCATAACCTATAACACCTTCTTTAGAAAAGAATTGACCTGATGCTTCGTTAGCACTAGCAACAGTTTGTTTCCATTCTTCTAAACTGTAATTCCTATATCCTACTTTTATACTTTTCATACATTCATTTCAAATATTGAATCTAAATATTCATTCCACTCTTTTGAACTCCAACAGGATATAATATAATTTTTTACATTATTCTTTTGATTAAACTGCTGTTTTATACTATTTCCAAGTTCAACACTTTTTGAAGTTATAAAAGTTTCACAAGTTTGTCTATCTTGAAACTTTACAAATCTATAATTGTAAAACTGTAAATCAGGTTTATCAAATACTGATAGTGCTAATATTACTAGATATTCCATTAATATCCAAACACTCGGTCTGCAGGTTTAAAGTTTTTATCCTCTTTATAAAATCTATTTGCTTCATAACTATTAGGATGAAGTGACCGACTCATGACTCCATATCTTAATGCATCGTATGCGTGATCTTCTGCATGAGTATCTACGTCTTCAGGATTGTTTCTATCGACAGGCAACATAGGTAATGTTCTAATTAAATTAATACAATTAGAAAATACTTTTAAGCTAGGCTGACCTGTGGAAGGATCTACAGATAATCTTTTATGTAGTTCTAATTTTCCTGCCACTCTACTTTTAGGAGATCTGTCTGAGGGTCTCCATTTACATCCTTCTCTAATCATGGTCTCTGCAATACTAGGACCGACATCTCCTCTCTTTGACCAAGTTGAAGAGTCTAATATTCCGTATTTAATATATTCTCCTTGTTCTGTTTCTAATACTTTTCTAGCAAATACATCTGCTGTAATCTTCTTTGTATACAGTTCTCTGTATATCCAAAAGTTATTGTCAAAGTCTACAGCTATCCACAGACAACAAGCAGGACTAGAGTATCCCCAGTCACATGCTCTAAACCTTAACCAATTGTTTGGTATATCAAAAGGTTGAACAACATGAGTAGATATATTAAACTCAGGAAAAGAAGAGTTTTCAAATGCACTCCAATCTCCTTCTAAAAACTGTTTTTTCTGAACCTCAGGTAAAGATGATAACATAATTAGATAATCATCTGTTTGCATTAGATAAGGATTATCTTGTAGCTTTGCAGGTATAAATCTTCTTGTGATAGTCTTTCTACCTGCTATCGTATCGATATTTACATCAAATGCATTATTAGGTTCTGCAGGATCAACAAACATTTCTTTTACCCATTGTGATCCTACGTTTCCTGGATTGCCTGTTGCTCTCATGTAGACAGGTATCTCAGGATCAACACTTCTCAAAGATGATCTTAAGAAGTTGTATATCTCTGGTGTCGGATACTGAGGAAGTTCATCTATTCCAATCCAAGTATATGATTGACCTTGGTAACGAAGTACATCAGTTAAGTTCTCTGCGTATCCGAACTCGATTCTAGCACCTGAAGGAAATCTCCATTCTTTTTCTTGCTCTCTCCATCGAGCACCGGGGTATGCCTTTGAGTATAGTCTTTGAGAATGATTAATCATATCTCTCAATTCAGGCATTGATCTTCTTAGTAAAAGTGCTCTATGTGCTTCTTTATGACAATAGCGTAGAGGATCAATAAGCATGGCATATGATTTACCACCACCTCTTGCACCACCATAAAATACTTCTCGCTCTGGAGCTGCTAGAAACTGTGTTTGAGGCCCTTCGTTGGGTCTAAATATAACATTATCTTCAACAAAATCTTTAACTGTAGGAGGTAAAGATTTAACTTCATCTTCAACCATAAGACTTGAAGACGAGCCTTGTAAAGCTTCATTCGCTTTAACAATTTTTTGTTTTCTTTTTTTTGCATTCTGTATAGTATCGTGGGCTTTTCTAATTTTAAGATCTTGTGCCTTTAACGACCTTTTAGCTGCTTGTTTAGCTTTTACTTCTCTACTGAAGTATTTCTTTTCTTGTACTACTCCCTTTTTTCGTCCAAGGTTAGATTTGGGTTTTGGGGGTTCAATGTCTGACATCTTTTATTTAGTATCTTTCTTAGCCCTGTGTGCGATATACTTCTCCCTGTTTTGCGTTCTAACCACCTTGCAACTTCTCTGTAAGAACAATTATTAAGATACTCTTTTGCTTCATCAAGGGCATTCAACTCTTCAGCTACAGGTTCAATATAATCTGTGTTCTCCGATAGCCTGTATCCGTATGGAATTGTTCTAGCTTTACGTTTTATTAAAGTCATCTTTTGGTGGTAATATAAATATACCATGAGCAACTTGAGCATTGATATCTATCTTATCTTTTTTGACGAGACCAATACGATCTAGTATTTGTTTAGCTGCCTCCATTCTAATATTAACTCCTGGAGTTTTACCATCTTCATCCAAAGCATCAACCATACCTTGTACAGCTTTAGCTGAATGAAGTGCTAAAGAATACTCTGCTCTATTTAGTATTTCTTCTTTTAAAGATTTTACAACTTGTAAATGATGATTAGGAGAGTACCCAACTATCTCTCCTGCTTTCTTGGGATCTCCTTTTGCTTTTGTAAATAATACATCTAAGAACTCCTGCTGTTTATCAGTCAGTTTTCTTGGTTCTTTTTTTACTAGTTCCATATCTCTTTTTAAATTCTTTCTTGACTGCTGTATACTTTGCATCAGCTTCTAGCACTGCTCTTTCTTTTTTAGCATCTTGTGCTTTTGTATACATGTCTTCTCTTAATTTATCTTCCTTGCCTTTACTATCTGATATTTTTAATACCTTAGGTGCAGCAACTTTTAATCTTATGTAAGGTGCTCTGCAAGGCTCAAACCGTCTGGCGATAGGTAAGATCTTCTCAAACTCTTCGCCAGTTTTTCTATTTTCATAAACGTAGAGAGGCATTATCTACAGATACACTCTCCATTACAATAATCACACATAATATTTTCTCCTTAACACTTCCATCTTTTTCTTGCTTGACGTAGTCTTGAGTTAGGATCTTTTGCAGCCTTAGGAAACTTTTTCATCTGACCTGCTGATCTTGCACAAAAAGATTTACGTCTCTTTGCAGCTTTACTACCAGGTTTTACTTTACCTGTAACTGCCGTCTTTAATTTAGAACCGGGGTTGTCACGCCTGTAGCGTTCTACCCCCGCTTTCGTCATTCCTGCCCCGGAACTAGTTTTTCTAAAATACTTTCTAGTTTTGGGGGGTTGTTTATCTCTTTTTCTTTCCGCCACTCTTAGCTTTTTTCTTACCCATCTTCATCATCATTGGGTTCTTTTTGCCGTTAACTTTTTTAGCTGTCTTTTTCATGCCTCTCATGATAGTATACTCCTTATTAAATTTTTTCTTGTTTGTACTGTATGTTTGTAGTATTCTTTATCCCAATTCTTATAGAAACCTTTTTTCTTTAAGTTCTGAGATGCTTTTTCCAACTCTGCTAATCTTTGAATTAGTATCATTGAAAACTCGTTATCAGTTTCGAAGTCATCATCATACAAGAAATCAACCTCACCACTTTGATCATTGTGGCTAGCCATCAGATAAATATCTTTAGGCATGTATGCATAATTAAATGCTTCTACGCTACTATCTAACTGCTCTGCTGATATAGACAAGTCCGTACAACCAATTACAACAATCTTATATTTGGTCTTTTTTATTTTATTGCACCACTGTACAGTTAGATTAAGTAAGTCCTCCTTACTCGAAACTTCTTCTACTTTAAAAGTATTTTTAATCCTACATCCTCTTGCATATGGACAAATAGGCATGTTGTTTATATCACTAATCTTTTCTACAAACTTTTTAGACCAGTTGATTATATCTTCTGATACTGTTGCCAATTATGAAAACTTTCTATACGCTCTTGTCTTCTTTGCTAATCTCTTTGGTTGTTTACTAAACTGTTTACCTTTTGCTTTATCTTTTCTTTTCTTTGCAGTTGATCTCGCATACTCTGCAGATGACATAGCTTTGATTGCTTTCTCAGGTAAATATCTTTCACCTGTTTCACTGGACTTCTTTCCAGACTTAGTTCTCCACTTTTGCTTACCCCAAGCTTTAAGACTTCTTTGACTTTTTGCGAGTGCCATGTTTTTTCTTTAATGCAAGTTTTGCTTTCTTCGCTAGTCTTGCTTGTTCAGGTTTGCCTCCGTATTTACTTCTCTGCTCTATTACAGTTAGAATCTGTATTTTCCTAGCATAAGGTTTATTAATCTTTTTAACTTTGCGAATGGTCTTCTTTGCGTCAGCGACAGTTGCATATTTAATACTGACAGTGTCTTTCGGATTCTCATCAGTATATAATCTCCTACCGCTACCTTTTGGCTTTTTTCCCGTTCCTTTTTTTGGATCCGCCATTCTTTTTGATAACTCCTCTAGCCATTAGTACGTCTTTCATAGTGACTTTACCATCACCTGACATATCAGGAAATTTTTTCTTTTTAGTTTTCTTCTTAATCACTTATATCCTCCTCCTGCTTTTTTATAAGCTTTTGCTAATGCTTGGGCTTTCCTGGCACTCCATTGTCCCGCAGCAGTTCCGTGTGAAGCTTGTGCTTTAATTCTATTAAATATTTTTTTACGCATTCCCGGCTTAGTATAATTACCAGCTTTGTTTACAGTAGATTTACTTTTTGTTTTTGCCATGATACCTTTTAGAGTTCTTTGCTATAGTCTTAAGACTTCTTGCCTGACCAGCATGAGATCTAGATGCTTTGGTCAAAGCTTTAGCTACTTTTCTTATTTTTCTTCTTGTTCTTTCTTCCATTTTTTGGTTTACCTGATATGGTTAACGCTATTGCGATAACTTGTTTCATTGGTTTGCCTTCTTTTTTTAGTTTTCTAATATTACTAGAAATAGCTTTCTTAGACTTTCCTTTCTTTAGAGGCATTACTTTTTTCTAACTGTTTGCTTTGCTCTTGCAAATGCTTTTGATGTAGGAGCACCTTTAGCACCTTTCTTTCTCATCTTCTCTCCACGCTTACGCTTTGCATGGATATTAGCATATAAACCCTTTCCAGGCATTAAGATGCAGCTTTAACGTCTCTGTCTGATATTGAACTTTTTAAATATTCACTCATAGACATCGTTTCATCTCTTTTTAAATCAAAGAATAATTTTCTTTTTAATAATTCTATTTTAGTAGGCTCTACTCTTACAGTAAGATCTAGTGAATTGTTTGTATCTACTTTATTAAACTTGGATAAATTATTATTACTATGACCCATAAACTTTGGATCTTTTGAACTTCTTAGTTTTGATATATCTCCTTTTGCCATTATGATCTCCTAAATTTTTTTCCTGCAGTCTTAGTTCTAGGATAAGAACGGTTTTTTCTAGCACTGACTACAGATAAATTACTTCTTTTGTTATTTAAGGCGTTTCCATCTTTGTGGTGTACATCTTTTCCATCACCTTTTTTTGCTACGCCTGCTTTCATTAGCTTTCTTCTAGCTTTTAGTCTACTTCTTCTTTTAGCTTTTCTAAGCGGAGAGTCTGTTCTGTACTCTTGCTTATAGTCTCTAACATAGTTAGGTGAACTAGGCATATCTAGCGGTAGTTTTCTTACGCTTCTTATCTGCACGCATCTTCAGAGTAGTAGATGCAGCTCTAGCGGTGGCTCCTTTGCCTAGATCTTTCTTCTTCCCCGCTAATTTTTTATTATTTTTTCTTTTAAAAAGCATTTTATGTTATATTCCTAGCTAATTTTGTCATAAATTCATAGTCTTTCTTGTTTGTCTCTCTAAATTTATGAGATTTTTTAACAATTTTACTAATTTGGTCCTTAACTTTTGATTTCGCATCTGCATTATCAATACTATAGTACAGAATGCTCATTTTAACTATTTTATCTAGCAGTTCCTTCAAGCTGATTCTCTTATCATCCCCAGATTTGCTTTCAATCTGTAATTTTCTGCTCGTAAACTTATTCTATCTTCCATAGATTTCTCTAATTTATTCATTACGAAGTTTGTTTGTTCTTTCAATGTCTTGATTTCTGACTTTAATACCTGTATTTCTTTTGTTGCTTGTTTTAGTTCGTTATATTCACTCATTTTTTTATCCTCCACGAATTTTAAAGACACCAAAGGATACCAATAATCCATTGGGGTTGTTATTTATATACTTGGAACTCGTTTTTTAGTGGTGTGTTCCGTCCCACAATGGATCTAATATACTATTCAGCGTATAGCCGAATGTTTAATGTTTGCATTTGGCGTGTGTGCTATGTTGCTTGAATAGTATATGGCGGTATTATAGGGTCGTATGCAGATTTGTCAAGTAAAAAATAAATTATTTTTATATTGACAAAATGGAATACAGATGTATAATGTAATTACCCCCTTAGGGGAGCCTTATATATACCTATATGCAACCGACAACACCATAAAGGGCAGCTGTGGTTTACACCATATTCAAATATTTTAGCACTACCGTGTAATCATATATAGGGTAGCCCCCTAGGCACCCTGCGTACCTTGGGTACCTATTGGTCTTCCCTATGTCTTATAAGACTCAAAGAGTCTTTTTACTACGGACACAATAAAAAATAAAGTAATAAAATATTACAAAAAGTTATTTTCAAAATAATTAAAAAATAATTTGACAATCCAAAAAGGATTGATCTCGGAACTCCAAAAATAATTTCTTTTTTACTTGACAATTTATAAATGATTGATCTAGGAATTAGTAATATATTATTACCTAGCTACATTTGTGGTTTACTCTGAAAATAATTTAGAGCGTTTGGAAACTACTTTTTAAAGGCATAAAAAAACCCCCCATGAAATTAATCAAGGGGGGGATTTTAAAATAATTATTAAGATGCTTTTTTTTCTAGTTTTTCTAACTCAGTTCTTTTTGTAATAACTAAATTAATATTGTGCTCTAGTTCTTCAAGTATGTCTTTACCTTTGATATCGCTAGGCGTAAACAATAGATCATCTAATTTAATTTTATCATTTGATAATAAATTCTTTAGATAATCGTTTGTAGTTTTAATTAAGCTTTCAATGTCATTTGGTTCTTTTAATGCTTGTTTCATCTTTCTTGACATTGTAGGGAACGCTTCATTAAACATCTTTTCAACCATACGACTACTTAAAGGAATTAAATCTGTTGAAGTATTTGGAACTTCTTGTTTAACTCCCTTAATTTCTTTTTTAATAGTAGGTTCTAAAACATTGTGAGGAATTGCAAGATCATCATTATCAGTTCTTACAAAATAACTATCAATGCTTTTCTCATCAGAAGTGGCTAACTCTGATTTAAGATTTACGCCTACTTTAAAATGAGTTAATAAAGCGTCTTTAATCGCTCTAGTAGTTCGCATTTCAAAAGATGGCGATTTTAATTTACTGCTATCATAGCTAGCAAGATCATAAACGATCTTTCTGATCCCCTCCATGTTCACGCCTACTTTTAACTCATGTTGATTTTTTTCATCAGATAAAAAATTTCTTAATGCTAAAGATAATCTTTTAACATCAGAATTTTGTCTTTTATCTTCTGATTTACTCGCCTTTAAAACTTCAGTTAATACTGACTGAAGTTCTTTTTTTGTTTTAGTGATCATTTCCATAATTTTATCCTTTCTCGATAAAAAATTAATTACTTCATTAAATCAAATTATAACCATTAAATCAAATTATATATTTTGAATAACACGC